TTCGTCATGTGCTTGATGCCAACGGTTCATTACTTTTTGATAGTGTTGCTGTGCTTGTACCAAAAACACTGTACGATCAATCTCAATGGGATTTTGGTAAGTATCTTCCAAGTACAGCTCATCTATAGGCCAAGTGGCAACGAATGCCAACAGTTCGGGTGTGACTTTGAACAAGCCACCATTATAGGCAAAATGTAAATCGGTTTGGATTTTTTCTCGCAGAATCTGTTTGTTCTGCTGATAGCTTGTGGCTTGACGTATTTGGGAAAGTAGTTGTTCAGTACTCATCTACACAGTATAACTGACTACTGTGTAGATGTCAAGAGATTTAGGATATAACTACTGCGCCCCAGGTGTTGGCAAGGTTGGTTGTTTCTGGGTAGATAACGTCAACCCGATGTCCTACTGTAACGTTTAATGTATCGTTAAAGCTACCAGCGTGTGTTGATGCATAGTTGAGTTGGAATATAACTGCACTGCCAGCATCATTGTGACCTGCTAAGTTTGTTCCGTTTGAACTTACATAGAATCTAGTAAAGTCAGCATTGTATGTTACGTTGGCTGATGCAATATACTGTGTGTTCTGCACTGAAGTAGACAGGTTATAATAGCCAACGGCGGTGTTGTTGGTAGTAACAGTACCGCCTGTACCAGTACGTCCGCCGTTTGTGTTTGCACGGAAAGCGCTAACGCCACCAAAGTTGGTAAGCATGGTAGTTATAGCATCTGCGCTACGCTGAGTGTTGTCATTATTGGTCACGCCAGTAACAACAAAATTCAATTGGCCGCCAGCATTAAAGAAATAACGTGCTTGGTCTCCACTACCAAATGTCATAGTTCTAGTTAAAATTGTAGTTTCGGGATATGCTGTACCGTTGGTTGCTGTAACTGAAGCGTTAAAAACTGATCCGGTAACTGTTGTACCCTGTGAGTTGAAGCTGGCCGCATTGGTATACGCTGAAGTAATGCTAGAGCTGAAAGTACTCAAATAGGTAATCAAACTACCAGAAGTTGGAGCGCCAATGCCTGTACCTGTGCCAGTTTGATGAGTACGAATACTATTCAATGCGTTAACTGCTGTGGCCCACTGAGTAGCGGTGACCAGTCCTGTACTACTTACTTGTGTGATTGATGTTTGGCCATAGCCTACGTATCCGCTACCTACTGCCCAAACTGTGTTAATTTGGTTTGGTGTGCTGCTGGGACTTGTGCCAACAAATGTGTTGTAATCTGTTGCTGCAATTAAGCCGCCTTGACTGTATGCCATTTTTTATTCCTTACGAATTCAATTTCACTACGGCTTCAACTGTGCCTTCACCGAGTGTGTCTTTATTTTCTAAACTACGTCCTATGACGTTCCAAGTTGTGATTTCACTTCTTAGTCCTGCACGAGCAACGCCGTTGCCGGCACTGACCAGACGATCACCTTTGCGAACTACGCCAATCACTTTAACTGGCACACGTCCTTGCACTGCAATTGGGGGATGAGTAAGATCGTCTCCTACTCGACTATTCATAACAAAGGCTGCTCTAGTACTTATGACTCCAAACACATCTTCGCTTAAATCGCTAACCGCTGCGGTAATTTCTGCTGCGCCGCCCAGTTCAACCACTGTACCGGGGTCATACACTGCATCTGCTTCAAATCTTTCGGCCAAGTCAGCATATTGTGCATGAATTGAAGTACCGTAGATGTTGTTCCACCAATTGGTCACGCTGCCCAAATTGTAGCTCAAATTGGCACTGGGTGTGATACTTGAACTGATGTTGCTGAATGTAGAGGGATTTGATGGGAAGGAGATATTACCGGTAAAGTTGACATTACCAGTCACACTCAACGAATTGGATATGGTCAAAGTACCAGCAGAGAGAGTGTTGGCTGTAACTGAATTGGCTGTGACAGCGCCCGGAGTTGATACGTTGGCAGCAGTAACTCCGCCCACCAAGTTTAAACCGGGAGTGACAGTGGTTAATCCGCCAGTTAACGACGGGGTACCGGGCGTAAATGCTGTAGAATCAGTACTAAAAACTCCAGCAAATTTGTTATTGACCGTGACGTTGCCCACATAATGTGGTGCTGACAAATTATCATATGTGACGTTGGCTGCAATAGATGGCACTGTTCCCGGAGCATTACTAGGGCCAATAGAGATCCATTGCGATCCGCTGTAGACACTGAGTGTGCTGGTATTGGTGTTCCACCAAAAATCTCCCACAACTGGGTTTGCTGGTGCAACCGAGCCCGTTTGACTGCTACTGATTACTTTCCAATTGCCTGCTGCACCGCCAGTGGGCAAGTTCCATACTTTTAATTCTTTATTCTGACTATCCCACCACAGCTGGCCCTGCAAGGGATTTGACGGTTGTGTCGTATTACTGAAATTTTCTAGCAGTTTGACAAAATTTTCGTTAAGGAACAGTCCGTATCCGGGATAATTTCTACCAACAAGATTTAAACTAGTGGTGGTTGAATCTTCGGCCCCGTCCTGCAAATTGGTTAAGGGAGTTCCATTTGTCAACGTAATACTGTAAGTCATTGTTTTTGTCTCTTTAGCTTATTTATGCTGATTAGCCGTTCAGGCCCTTGCCCCAGATTATGACTACTGCGCCAGGATTCCCTGTGCTGCCCGAGGATGAAAAAACATCGGCACCGGCTCCGCCCTGTCCAAAAGGACCAAATACCACTGGCCCGTCATTGATAGTGGCCCCGTTGTCGCCACCTGCACCGCCATATACAGTGTCGTAGCTGCCATATGGCTGTGTTACACCCGATGCTCCTGCTACACCGCCCGGGCTTCCGCCTGCGCCACCTGCTCCTCCTGCCATGATGTTTCTCCTTATTTGTTATTTAATTCCGCCCAAAGCTGTTTGAGCCCGGGATAGGGGTCTAGTCCCGATTGATCTTGTAAGTTTGCTGCTTCAATTGCACACAGCGCAGCAAAATCTTCTGCGCTGATGGACATAGTGGTACCATCAAGAGCCAGTAAACTGCCAGTAAATGTGCCAAGATTCATTTCCAGCACACCCGGGCGCGGCAATTTACTGAATATTTCTGCAAGTCGAGTTGCAGCAAACCCAGCTACTGCTTCAATCTTGGGCCTGTCATTGTAGTTGAGTCGATCGTGCCAAGCAAAAATATTGGTACCAAAGATACTGTGTACGGCGCCAGCATTGCAGACCTCTTGTGTTTGTCCAGCTTGCTTTAGCAAATCATAAGTTCGTAGCAAGTGCCCTGTTAGTGTATTGGCGGAATGTCCAGCTTCGTCAGCTTGCACTGTAGACAAAAACTCCTGTAACTGATCTCGTACAGGATCAACAGATTCTAATATTTTAAACATCAATGTGATACGCAAACTGGGACATACTCTTGCTACACCTTTGGCCACATGTGTGATATTTCCATCAAACAGTATGGCCTTGTTGTATTTTGGTAATTCTGCATGTAACACTTCGTCGTCATTGTAAAATACAGTTTCGCCGCCCCAGTCCCTTTTCCAAGTTTGATTCAAATACACCAGTAGAGTTTTGTCTCCTGCACGAATTGAGTCAGTATGCGGATAACCTTCAACGCCGTATGTGTGTCCATTGGCGTAACATCTTACCAATCTTGCTGTTGGGCAGTGGTTTGTTTGTATATGTTGCCAAGCTGCTGCCAACGCCTTGGGCAGTTTGGTGCTGACATCAATTCCGTTTTCTGCGCCAGTGCCAGCAAAATCCACATTCCAGTGGCTGAACGGAATATTGGAGTTTCGAGCTGCTCGACTCCTCCATCCGTAGTTCCAACCGCGTTGATTTATTTCTTGTAAAATTTGAGTCAAGATTTCAGTGGGTAAAAAGTCATTGAATGTTTGAAAGTTCATAGTAAGTCAAATTTGATTAACAGCCACCGCCGCCGTCGCCAGCACCGTCGGTGCTGTCTTCGTCGCCAGGTTCGCCACCTTGTCCGTCGCCATAGTATCCGGGAGGAGAATAGTCATTGTATGCGCCGCCACCAGCAACACCGCCCGCAACTGTAATAGTGCCAAAACTACCAGTAACTGTGGTAGGGCCGCCATCAAATCCAGACGATGGATCCAATAGTGTTCTAGTGGTCCATATGATATTTGAAGTGGGATCTGCTATGGTCAATGCAAATCCGCCTATGCCACCGGTGTTAAGCGATAAAAACTCAATAACATGACTGCCTTGAGTGATACTGACTGAGGCAGTGGTTGATGTACTGTAAGAACTAGAAGTTAATTTTTGTACACCATCAACACCGACGATAACGCTGTTATCAGCCTGTGCAGAAAATGTATAATTGCCAGTAACTGGGAATGTGACCAAACGTTTTGTTCCCACATAGCGATTGACTGGCCCGATACCATTGGCACTTACCCAAACTGCATAGTTGTTCATAAAACTACTCCAAACACCATAGTTTGTAATAGTGCTATAAATGCCAACCGATTTAGTACCTGCTCCGCCCGGAACACCAATGGATATAGTCAATGTTTCTCCAGGAACAACAGTCAAGCTGGAACTGTATTGGTATCCACCTGATCCACCGCCGCCCCCGGATCCGCCTTGCTGTGTAGAATAATTTGACACTCCGGCACCACCCCCAGCACCGCTACCAACTGAGAACAGACGAATACGATATACATGGGCAGGAACTGTCCAAGTATAGCTGCCCTCGGTCTCAAGAACATCCCTGCCATTTGGTGTAATTACATTGACAGTGACCGGTATTTTATATACTGGAGCATTTAGGGCATCGCTAGTGATCACTACCGTATCTTTGTATGTTCCAGTGGACAATCCTGCCACTGGTGTTACTGCCAGTTGAGCAACGTTTCCTGTGTAAGTGTTAAAATTATATCCAATAACGTTTGCTGTCAAATTTGCTGTGGATGCTATAACATAACCGTGTTGACTAGTGATATTTGATATATGCAAGTCGGCGCCATTGCCAGTATTGGTAATTGTGACAATTTGTGCTGTTGGTGTCTCGTATTGATAATAAGACACATTTGACAATGCAGCTACATTGGACCCAATGCCGTTGAAGTCGGGTAACACATTTACCACCACTGGATAATTTACGTTTGCATAACCTAGATACCCTGTGTAGTTTGTGAAATTGATATTGCCAGTAAAAGTGCCAATATTGCCGCCTGTAAAAATGCCACCACTAATACCGCCATAGATGATGCTAGTAAAAGTTGTAGATGCATTGGTCTCTAGTGTGATTGGAAATGCGTTTGATGAAGTAAAAGTTGATGTATTGTAATTTCCAAAGTTGTCAGTGACTGAAGCATTGTTAATGACCAAAGTATAGTCGCCAGTATTGGTAACTTGAAACTTTAGATTGCCTGTGTAATGATATTGATAGGGACTGGCATTGAGACTGGCCACATTGGGTGTAAAAATACCTTTAGGGGTTGGGTAGATACGCTCCCAAGTTCCGTCCTCGTGTGCTACCCAGCCAGTTTTAACTGGATGCCAAGTTCCGTCTGCATTGTTAATCCACATACCTTTAAGTGGATTCCAAGTCCCGGAGTTTTCTACGTATGTGACTCCTAGGCCGTATCTAGCTGCTGCATTAGGTATAGTCATATATTAGATTTGAAACCAGAAGTCGCCGGGGTTGCCTGAGCCGTTAGTGGGTAAACTTGTGCTTACTGTCTTTTGACTTCCCAGCCAAGGTGCAGTATTTCCGTTGGTGATGGCATTTTGTACAGATGCCATTGATGCAACCTGTGCAGTATTTGCACTGGCCAATACCAAATTTGGTACTGTGGGTACTCCAGTGAATGTTGGACTATAGCTTGGAGCAAGTGGTGCGATTGCTGTTGCAATACTGTTGTCGCTGTACTGCTTGGTGACAACACCCAAAGAGCTAGTAGGATTGGTGTTGACCACAACTTCACTGGTGACAGCATTGATGTGCAACACACGAGTGCTTACACCGCCAATGTTGGCATGGAAGCTGATGTTGCCATTTAAGTTGTTGTTGAGAAATTTAGCAGTACCAATGCTGGCATTGGTTGATATCACAAGATTGCCGCCACCAATTGTGACATTGCCATAGAATGTGCTGTCAATATCATTGCGGGCATAGTTGACAGCGGCAATATTGCCCAGCTGTTGACTGTTGACTGCTGTTCCGTAAAACAAGTTGTTGGCCACACCTGTTGCCAAGGTAAATCCTGGGCCAATTGTGCTAAAACCTGTTATGGGGTTGGCTGCACTGAGTGTAAATATTGGGTCAAAACTGCTAATTGCCACCACGTTGTTATTGTGATAGAACTTGATGATGGTATGGGTCACTGCCACAGTGTCGAGAACATCTTCAACGATTGCACCACTCTTGCCTTCGGGCGCTTTATACGCTGGACCGATCAAGGTAAAAGAACTACCATTCCACATGCTCAACTGTTGGTTGGTAATATCCCACCATTGCGCTCCCACCAGTGTGGTAGTGGGTGCTGAGTTTGAAATAATTACCGGGCTTACTGGAATAAATTGTGTGCCAGTGTAGATTTTTAATAGGCCAGTTGTGAGATCATACCATAACTCACCTTGCAAGGGTTTAGCTGGTGCAGTAGTTCCAGCAAAGTTTTGCAATAATTTGATAAAATTTTCATTTTGATAAAGACCATACAAGGGATAGTTTTTACCAAACAAATCAATGTCGGCTACATTCAAGCCAGGGTTTATGTCCGGACCATCAGCAGTACCATCAAGTAGCGTAACTAGTAGTTCACCGGTTGTTTTATTAATTAAGTATGACATTTATTATCCAATCGCGCTCAAGTTGGTTAGTGTTTGAATACGAACTGTGTAATCCACTTGAATAAGTCTATTCAATGATTTTTGTACTGGGTGAAAAACCACGTGTGTAAGCATGGGGCCTGTAGTTGTCAGTCCTGTAGTACCATCAGTGCTGCGTCCAAACAAGCCCAGTTCGTCAAAAGTATAAGTATCTGTCAAAGTTTGACTGTTGTCAAACGCACTTTGTCCCGCAGGCTCGCCGTAATCTAACAAACAACTGACCAAGATATCGGTGTAGACTTGTCCCGGAATGTGACGAACCTGTATGTAGTTTTGTGCAGGATTTCCGTTGGCCGCAGCAGTATCGTCTACCACTTTGCTGTAGGTTGCACTGTACAGGTTACTGCTTTGTCCTGTGGTGTTGGGTGGCAAGTAAGTGATAACGCCGGTTGGGTCAACACTGGTACCGCCATTGCCAAAGTGCATTTCGTAAATGTAGTTTTGACCCTTGTTGGCCAACATGTAACCCAATGCTGTACTGATGTTTTCGTAGTGAATAGCATTGCGTTTGTTGACAAACACTTCGCCTGACTCAGGGTTGAAAATTTTGATGTGGCCTGCTACATAAATTCCACTTAGATCGTCTGGTTGGCGTACTGTATCTTTGCTCATGTTTGGTTCTCTAGTTATTTTATATTTATCGTTAAATTCTGCCCACAACTACTTCTATCAAGCCCACACTTGATCCAGTATGTGTTCCCAGGGCCTTGCCAATTACAGAACCTGTTGCAGGTGCGCTGCTGGCCATTGCTACCCCAGGGATTGCACTTGTCACCATCATATCTCCGCGGTTCACAGTGCCAGTTACTTGACAGGGCACACGTCCTTGCAGTGCTACATCAACTCCGTCAATGCCAGCATTCATTGTGTAAGCAGGATTGGTACTTACTACACCTGCCACACGCACATCGCCTGGCTGGTAACTGGCTGTGACCTCGGTGTCAGTTCCAAAAACCACCACAGTGCCTGGAAGATATTGACTGTCACTGGTGTAGCGTTCAGCCAAGTCAGCGTAGAGTGCGTGAACTGCGGTACCATAGATGTTGTTGAACCAATTGCTAGTGGACCCAATATTGACTGCTGCTGCGTTGCTGGTGGGCAATATGGCACCGCCGTATACACTGATACCCGAAATAGACAAGTTGCCACCGGCAATGTTGGCATTGGCTGTTAGTCTGTTGAGGGTGATATTGCCCAAGTTAGTGATATAGGGCTGATTTGGGTATGTGACATAAGCTGTCAAGTTACCAATAGTAACATTACCACCCGAAGAAGGGCTTTGCACATTACCGGTCAGGTTACCTGACAAATTACCAAATATATTAGCGGCTGTTAAATTTCCACTGACATTCTCAAGTCCAACTATGATCAAATTTCCGTTAATTAGAACATCTCCGCTAGTGGTAAGACTTGCAGCGGTGATTGCTCCTCCAGCGGTGATTGCACCAGTAACGCCCATGCTGCCAAAAGTTCCCGAGGTTGCAGTGACCGAAGTCAATGTAGCCGAGCTTACATAACTCTTGATTGAACTGGCTGCAATATGTCCGGTTGTGCCCGAAGTTTCAACGGGAATCAGTGTATTGTCATAAACTGTACCTTGTAACGGTAAGTTTGTAATTGTAATTGTCATGTTAAATCTCTATGCCTTTTGTATATTTATTTAGGTCAAGTTTCTGATAAATTGTGCTTGAACTGTAGTTGAGTTTTCCAAGCCCTGTCCATCTGTTACTGCGCCTGGATTTGCACCAGTAGTTTGAAGAATATTTCCAAAATTATCCACAATCAGTGTGCCAAAATTGTCAGTCATATTCTGCGCTGCACCCACTGGTAGATCTAGCCAAGTTGTGGTGTGGACAATGTTTCCGCCCGGAATCAGCTGATTGATTCCAGATTCAACCACTGTGGATCCAGCTGCGTGTACGTTGGCTGCGCCAGTACCATCAACAGCGCGGCGAATATTAAACAATACGTTGTTGACTGTGTCCAAGCCCCAGAACACAATCTTTTCACCGTTAATGTAGACCACGCCGGGCACCAAACTTGCAGGATTTGGGGTTGTTAGTGCTCTGGCATTGGTAACATGAACATTGCTGTCTGTGATGTTTAAATTGGCGCTTAATGTAGTGGTATGACTTGCGCTGACCCCATAGTACTGTGGCCACACTGTGGTATCGGTACTTGCTGCATTGGCATTCATATTGTGTACAATACGATAAGTTCCAATAGCTGTATTATTTCTAAACTTGGTTGTGACCAACATATTTAGATTGTCAAATGTGACCCCAGGTGCCAGTTCTTCAGGGCCATGTCCGCTGTAGGTGTCATAATAGGCACCGCCATCTATATTGATTGCTGTGTTGCTGTTGGTGTAGGTATTTTGAATGATACTGTCCAAGTACAACGGATTGTTGTAGTCGTAGTATTTCAAAGACAAATTGGCACCAATTGTGGTAGTTGGTAACGCACCGCCAACAATTATCCTCCAAGGATCAATTTCATTAATGACCAAATTGTACTGAGTGCTGTTGTCTCGGTTTACCAACACTAGAGGCTGTCCAGCGGTGTAATTCAATTTGGTAAAGTCCACCAAGTTTTGAGTAGTTGTTTGATTAAACGATGTACTACTGACCACTGTGGTGGCCAAGTTTGATGAATCACGGAAAATATAGTGAGTGTTGTCAAAACTGCCCACTACATTCACTAAAGTAACTATATTACCAGTGCTGGTGCTGTATACGTTACCGGTCGCACCAGTCACTGCTTGAGTAATAACGTTGCCAGTATATAGTGTTTCAACATTTGCAATCGTTAATTGCACTGTTGGGATAGTGATGTTGGCACTATAAATTGCACTGGTACTTGATTGTGAGTAAATCAAATTGCTACTGAATATGCTGCTGTTGGCCTCGTAGGTTACTCCAGCCACTGTGACGCCTGGATATTCTGCACCAGTCATCAACTGCGCCAAATCTTTGCTGGGCATACTGGCAGTGGGTGTGTAGTATGCGTTGATGCGATCTGCTGCTGTGCCAACTTGTGTAGATGTTATCTTGTTGTATTTGGTATAGTCAAATATGTTGTTGACCACAACCGGGCGCACATTGGTTGGAGTTCCGTTGACTGCAATATTTCCGCTACGACGCACAAAGTTGCTGGACAAGTTGGCCACTGTGATCAACTGCAAATTGCTGCTGATGGCAATAACTTGAGCATTGGCTGTGGTGTTGGCCTGTGTAACATAGTTGCCAACGCTGGCACTTACGTTTCCACTCAAGGTCAAAATAGCAGTGCTGTATACGTTGCTGGTTGCTTGATACGCTTGTCCGTTATAGCTTACAACTGTGCTGTTGGCCACTGTGATATTGGGTTGCCAAGTAATCACGTTGCTGCTGTAGCTGACACGATCAAAGTTCAATGTGACTGCCATGGAGCGTGTTGTATTGTAACTTTGATTTACAAACTGTGTATAACTGCTGATAGTGGTTACATTGGTATGTAAATTGGCAGCATCACTAAAAATGTAGTCAGTGGTGTTAAATGTTCCTGTGGTATCAATCAACGTAATCAAATTACCAGTGCTGGCCGAGTACACAGTACCGTATGCACCAGTATTGGGCTGTGTGATCAAATTGCCAACATACACTGTGACATTGCTGTTTGCAGTCAATGCTGTGGTTGGTAAACTTTCAATCATGTAGTGATTTTTTAATGTTGCATAGCCTGTAGCACCAGTACCTGTACCGTTAATAAAGATAGTGGGCTGGCTGGTATATCCTGAACCAGGGTTGATTACTTGGAACGCCTCAATGGTGTTGTTTCCAAAGTTTACTAGGGCACGTACATTTGCGCCGCTGCCTCCGCCGCCAACAACAGTCACAGTGGGTGTAAGTGTGTAGTTGGCGCCAATATTGGCCACTGTTACACTGGTGATACCGTAAGTGTAGTTTTTATACCATTGGCTATACTGAGGTAGTGTGCTTAACCATGTATAATCCAGTCCGTTGCTGCTATTTGGGCTGCGATAACCGCCAAAATCATTTATATAAGTGCTAGGAATGTCAAAGTCTGTGGTATCGCCATAGTACTCGTCGTTGCCTTGATAGTCAATCAGGTAGTTACGAATACTGGTTCTGTAAGGTTTGACTTCATTGATATAGTTTTCGTAATAGGTTTGATTGTCTGGTACATAGTTAGCTGGTTGGTCCAACTTACGCAACTTGTGCAAGATACTGATAAAGCTGGTTTTAAATGCCCAATCAATGTTTGGTTGTTCAGTTAAAATATAGTTGATCAAGAAGAAGAACATGTTATTAAAATTGACTTTTAGTGTGTCAATAAAAATATAGTTCATCAATACATCAAATATAATGCGTATCTCGTTGGCAGCAACATCAGTAGTATACAAGTTGCTGTTTAACTGTATAGTACCCTGTTGAATGCCCACTAGGCTAGTAGTAGAGTCACTGTTTACACGATAAACAACAAATTGACTGTTGCCGTTGTTTAACACTTTGACTGTGTCACCAACAGCCAATGTCAGTGCAGCAACATCCGATGTGGTGTTGACCACGTATGTGGGCAATACTGTACTGTCATAGGTGCTGTCGTACCAGTCTGTTTTGCTCCAATAGAACGGTGTGTAGTAGCTTTGTACCGTGGTCAAAACCCAAGCAGTACCATTCCATGTGTATGTGGTCCATAGTTCTTGCTGTGTCTCGTCTGTTGTGACCAAGGCCACATAACCTGCTGTCAAGTAGTCGGTTTCTACATAGCCAAGTTCGGCATGTGTTGCAACTTGCAAATCGTATGCTGACAAGTCAGGCAAAGCAGCAGATTGGTACAAGCCACTGATGTTGAATTCTTCAACAATGGGATACTGTATCAGTATGCCGTTTACATACTCAACCCAGTTTTTCAGTGCCGACAAACGATTTACAAACAGTGTTTGATTTGGGTATACCCCAAGTCCAATACTGCTCTGCGGAGTCAACACTGATTCAGGAACTGCCACGCCATTGGCGTCAATACCGCTCAAACTGTCAATCAACTTGTTGATGATGCGTTTGGGAATTGGGCTATTGGGGTTGCCTTCTTGCACCAATTGGTATTCGCTATGGATCACATGTGAATTTTTCAATGTGTCGTAGTCAACATGTAGCACAGTACTATTTCCACTTAGATAGTTGCTGATACCGTGTAGACTGATAGTATCGCTGCGTACCACTGCTGCATAAGGAATATTTTGTGCCTGTGGATTGGTTATCAAATCTTGAATTGTACTGATTGTGTTGATGTGTACACTGTCAGGTTCAACACTGGTTTTACCTGTAACCCAGTAGTAGTACTTGCTGGTAGCCAATTTGGTTTCAGGGTTGATTGTGGTCACAATGCTGTAAGCACTGTTGTCGGAGTATAGCGGAGTTCCCAATCCTGTATAAGCGCTGGGAGGCATGTCACTTTCAACCCATTCGCAGACTTGGATTGTGCTGCCTGGGAACAACTTGCCCCAGTTATTTGCACTATAAATCAAATCGCCACGTTCATAATCAATGTAGCGCATTACTCCAGTATTCCACCAAGTCTTAGTAACATGGTCTGGACCCCAATGGTAATCCAAACTGTTTGCAAGGTTGGGGATATTATCAATACCACTGACTGCATTGTAGCTTGCAGGATCGTATGCAGTGATATAGTCTAGATCTTGTTGTGCAGCGCCCAGTATTTTGCCTTTAGCAGGATCAATATAATCCAGCTGAGTCACAATCACATTGGTATTTGCATTGTACAAGTACATTCTACCAATGCTGTCAATATCAACTTTATCCACTTGTTGTTCAACAACATCCCAGCCCACATTGCCGCTAAAGTTGTTGTAGGTATAGTATGTACCTGCACTTGGAATAGGAGTGTATGCACCATTGATGGTGCTGAATGTCATGGTGTTGCTGTCGCCAGGAGCACCAACCAACATGACATTGGCATTCATTGCCACACTGTAACCAAATTGGTCATTGCTGCTCAATTGATTATTTTGCAGACGTTGAATTAATACATATTGATCTTGTGCAGTGCTTGAAAAAGCTCCGTTTACTAGACCGTAAATGTATACCATGCCCGAACCTTCAATTGTGTCAATAAAGATTCCAGTGCTGGTATCAAAAGTGGTTGTTGCAGTGTCAAAAGTTGTGATGTTTTGTGTACTACCACCATTGGCTGCAATCACTAGACTTGAGCTGTCAGGGCTTGCCAACACTTGGCTACCGTATTCGGCCACGCTGTCCTGTGCAGGATGTTGCAGTGTCTGTACGTTGTTGTATACCATCATGCCCAAGTTGGCCAACAAGTTTCCCGATCCAGACCCAATTACCAACTTTTGATACGGGGTGGTTACATTGCTGGTCAATGTCAGTGCGCCATATCCTTGTGCAATCGCAGTAACACCTGGAATATTTGCGCTGTTGATTGTGGCTGCAAGATTGGCTACAGTGTTGCTTTGTGATACAATTTCAAATCCGTTGATGCGGAAGTTATCTCCAGTGTTGATCACAGGCGAGTAGTTTGTGCTGGTAATTGTGCCATAGCTGGCGCCTTGGTTCACAAAGCGATACACGATACCACTGTAGTAGCCAGGTACACTGTAACCAGGACTTGCAACATACACGTCGGCATCGTTACCAGCAATGTAAGTTGTTGTACCAAATGCTGCACCGCTCTTGGGTGTGGGTGCTGTCAGTGTTTCAAGCAACTGTATCTTGTTGGTTTCAACTGTGATCAAACTGCCAACTACAGGAGCAGTAGCAAATGTCAATGTGGTAGTGCCGGTGCCGGTATAACCTGTAGACACAACATTACCGTTCACTGTCACACGGCTGGTAGTTCCAATTGTGTACTGTGTTGTATATGTGACACCGTTAGCAATAAATGCTTCAACGCTGCGATCAAACACATAGACTGCACCTGCTGCACTTACGCCGTTGACTGCTTGATAAGGAGCACCAATCGCAACTTGACGGCCATCACTGGTGGTTTTTACATTGTAACCAAATTGTGCTGCACTGCTGCTACCAACTGTAATAGTATTGGCATAGCTGTAATAACTATTGGCATTGGCCTGATACACATACACATTGCCCGCATTGGGTGCAGCAACATATAACCAAGTACCATCTGCACTGGCATCAATGCTGGTGCCATAAGCATCGCTGGCGTTGCTACTCCATGGGCTTGTTAGTGTTTGAATCCAAGGGAAGCTGGCATTGCCGTTAAACTGATGAATGTGTACACGTCCGTATTGTGTGCCTGTGCCAGGGTTGCCAATATACAACAGATTACCTGCTGTGGTAAGGCTTGCACCAAACTTGTTTACACTATTTCCTGGATGTGCGCCAATGTTTGCAACCGCAGTAAACACATTGCCGTTGGTGATGTTGGCAACAAATGCAATCACATTACCCATGTTCAGCGTAGGCAATCCTGCCGCTGCAAAAGTTCCTGCTGTATTGATTGTGGTGACTGTACCAAATCCTGTGCCCGTTGCATAACTGTTTGCGTTCAGTTTCATGCTAGGGTTTAGCGGGCTGACGTTACCTGACCACGGTGTACTTTTGTTATACACAGCCCAACCGTTAGTTAGATTGTCATTGTCCACCCAAAGTTTATCATTGTTGATCCAACCGTGTGCTGGAGTAATACTGTTTAGATCTGTTGGAGATTTGATACGTACAGATTGCAACATGAACAACGGACCGGTGCCAACAATGGTAATGGCCTGTTTGATTTGTGTTGCATTTTGCCCATAAAATACTATGCTAAAATTAAAGGCATCAACAATGTTGTATACTCGGTAGAATCCATCAACCCGTACATCAAATCCTTTAATTGCAACGATATCGTTATAGGCCAAACCGTGTGGTTTGTCTGTTGTGACTGTTCCAATGTTGTCAATTGCATATGATATTGTTTGTACTGTAACATCAGTTTCGCTGACTCGATACACGTTCCAATCTGAGTTAACATCATTAGCGGTCCAAATTGTAGATCCAATACCAATTTTGCCAATATTGGAAGACAATGCTGCTAGATTATTGATGTTAAAGATTGTGGTAGTAACATCATTTATATCAACATAGCCTGCTGTTTGAATATCGTTACTGTAGATGCTGCCGGCATTGCGATTTAAATAGATGTTGGGTTGGAATGTGCCTTCGGTCTTGTACAATTTTGAGGGTTGTACACCAATTATGCCGCTGATGCTAGAGCCGTTGTTGGGCAATAGCGTGAATGTGACAGGATCACCGTTGAAGGTGCCTTCAGTTAGAATCAGTTCAACGCTGCGATTGTTGTCCAATGCACCGTACTCGCCAACACGCATACCCCATTCTTCGTAGATACTGATGTCGCTGGTAATGCCGTTGAAACCGGCTGCGGTAAACGCATAGATAGAATTTAATGTGCCTTTTTCACGA